CTTCGGAATCCCTTGGACTGATGACTTGAAGTACGACAAGGGCGAGCTAGTCTGTGCATTGAGTCCCGAAGAGATTGATCGCTTGACCATAGAAGACCCAGAGCGAGCGCAAACACTTACCCGTCTGTTAATGGATCAACCTGGTTCCGAGAAGGAAGACCCGATCCAGTGGGGATGGACTTTACCGGGTTGGCGGCGCGTGATGGAGAGATTCGATAAGGATAAGATCCATGTGATACTCGGAGGGAACAGATCGTCCAAGTCTATTTTTTCAACCCGTATGCTTGTGCATTTGGCTCAGACTATTCCCGAAGCGGAGATTCGCTCGATGCATGTGACAGAAGAGCGATCAATTCAAGACTCGCAGAAAATGGTATGGGCTGCGCTTCCTGCTCGATACAAGAGATCAAAGAAGAAGGGACCGAATCACAGTCTTCAATATAATCAGAAGAACGGATTCAATTCGGCTAAGGCGATCCTTCCACCTACCGACCCAACCGCAGAGCGTGGCTCAACGATATACTTCAATAATTATCGCCAGTTCATGGCAGACCCGCAAATTTTCGAGGGATGGTCTGCTCATTGCATCCACCTTGAGGAAGAGGTTCCCAATAATATTTACGAAACCCTGTTGGGTCGAACGGTGGACTATCATGGGCGTTTGATTTTATCATTCACAACCCTTCAAGGTTTCACTCCACTGGTTGATAGTTTACTCAAGGGTGCGGAAACCGTAAGGACGAGGTATAGTGAACTCTTGCAAAGGGAATTACCCGTTGAACAAATCTCCGCAAATTGGCCAGATTGCCGGATACACTTTCTGTGGACCCAAGATAATCCATTCATCGACGGGCAAGAATTGGTACGGACATATGCACGGCAATCCCAAGAAGTAAAGCTTGCTAGATTATACGGAATACCTTCGCGTTCCTTCCAAGGGCGTTTTCCAAAATTTAACCGAGAGACCAACGTGGTTGAGCATGAACAAATTCCGTTCATCAAAGATCCGTCCATTGATGTTACTAGGTACTTCATATGCGATCCAGGCGGAAGCAAGCCTTGGGTAGCACTATGGATCGGAGTAATCTCCGATGGTCGAGCATACGTCTACCGAGAATTCCCTGACAGCACAATGGGTGCTTGGGCATTACCCCATATTAACGGAGCAGGGAAGAGCGTAGGCAAACCTGGTCCCGGTCAGCGTCCGTTGGGTTGGGGGTATGTTGACTACCAAACTCACTTTGAGGACTTGGAGGATGGCGAGGATATCTTTGAACGAATCGTTGACCCAAGGATGGGAGCGGCCACGGTGCGAACCAAGGAGGGTGAGTCCAATATCATTAATACGATGAGCAACCTTGGTTTCGTATTTCGTGCCGCACCTGGTGTAGACATTGAGGCAGGGATTGCAAAAATCAACGATGCCTTGAGTTGGGATGATACCGAACCCATGACTGACGAGAATACTCCAAAGCTATTCGTGAGTGACAGGTGTGACAACACGGTGAATTCAATGATGGAATACTCAGGGCAGAGCAGATCAGAACACTGGAAAGACCAGATCGATTGCTTGCGTTATTTTTACGTTAGTGGTCCCGACCATGTGACCGAATCAAGCCTCCAAGCAACGGGTGGGGGAGGGTACTAACTACACCACACTACGATTGCGTTGACCTGTAAGGCGTATTGCCTTACAATCTGTAACGCAATGTTGTCAGCAGCAGATCCCGAACTTCTTTACGTCTCCAAAAAGCCTGATATCGCTTATCTGGCACAGACCTACAAGGAAACCCAGTCCGACCTGGGGGAGTGGTTAGACCGGAAACAACGAGACTACGATGTAAGGAATTGCCAATGGGCAGGTAAGTCGGATGACTTCAAGAAGCACGCATCACTAAGTTCAACGGGGGAGGTATTCCCTTGGCAAGGCAGTTCAGATCAGGAAGTTAGAATGGCCGACGAGATCATCAACTGTAATGTTGCGATGGTAATGAATGCGATCCGACGTGCGCACATTGTGGCTACCCCAACCGAATCGAACGACGTTGAGCGTTCAGCCGTAATTAGCAACTTCCTTCGTTGGCTCATCAACACGAAGATGACAGAGTTCTACTCTGAGATGGAACTTTCAATGAATCATCTCTTTGAGAAAGGGATGACTGTAACTTACTGTTATTACGATCAGCAAGAGTTGAAGCAGCAGCAGACCATAAGGCTTGAAGAAATAGCCCAAGCGTTGCCATCCATTGCGGAAGTCATCCAAGACGGATCGATGGATGATGAGTTGAGTGAGACCCTCAAGGAACAATTCGGAGTATCCCGCACCAAGGGTAGGGCAATGCTACGAGAACTCAGAAAAGACGGTGAGACTACTGTTCCAGTGACGCGAGAAGTCATTAGCCGCCCCAAAATAAAAGCACTTGCCCCTGATGAGGATGTGTTCTGGCCGAACTATACGATTGATCCGCAAGAGGCTCCCTATGTTTTTCATGTGGTCAATATGACTCCCGAACAGATTCGTTCAAAGATCAACACTGAGGGATGGGATAAGAAATTTGTCGAAGAAGTAGTTGAGCTTGCGAACAATGCCGAGGCCGAGGACAACCTTTACAATATCCGCGAGCAGGACGAATTCGTTCACTCCGATGACCAGTATGTCAAAATCGTCTATTGCTACCAAAGACTTTTAGATGAGGACAACATCCCTGGAATCTACCAAACGATATTTCATGCTAGTGTAACGGACACCTACGCCCATCATCAATTAATGGACTATGCACATGGCAAGTATCCGTTCACCGTTAGCACATGGGAGCGTACCTCAAAGCGACTTTATTCGTCCCGTTCAATCCCGACCATTGCAGAACCCGATCAACAAGCATTGAAGGTAGAAGTAGACTCAGCAATAGACGCTCAGTCTTTGACTACGCTTCCACCAATCGAGCATCCACTTGGCCGTTCACCTTCAAAGTGGGGGCCGGGGGTTCGTTTGCCTTATCGTACTCCTGGTGAGGTTCGTTTTGCGGATACGCCACGTGGTTCAACAGTAAACGTAGAACTCCGCAGGTATATCCAAGAACAGGTAAACCGATACTTTGGAAGGAATGGTCCTGGCGTTGATCCGGTTGAGGCACAGATGAAGCAGCAGCATATCATCGACAAAGTATTCTCTCACCTTCGCCAAGTCCTTGATCAAATCTTTAGCCTATATCAACAGTATGGTCCGGATGAGGAATTCTTTCGGGTTACGGGAATGCAGGACTTGCAGAAGTTTTCCAAGGGCAACCCTGGTGAACGATTTGACTTTTCACTTCAATTCGATGCGGCCTCACAAGATCCAGCCCAAATGCTTGATCGTGTAAAATCAATTGCCGAGTTGGGTGGAATGTTGGACAAGAACGGCACGCTTGATACCGAAAGACTTTTACAAATTGCAGTTGGACAAATCCTACCTGGTGCTGCTGAGAGCATAATGATTCCAAAAGAGACTGCATCCCAAAAGGCAGTGGAGGAAGAGCGTCAAACTATTGCGGAGATATATGCGGGAGTGCCTCCAAATGTTCGTCCAAATGACGCTCACGAAATGAAACTCCAAGTATTTCAACAGTGGTTACAACAACCCGACGTCACACAAAAGGTTCAACAAGATCCTGCCTTGCAGGAGCGTATTCAGAATTACCTGCAACAAAGACAGATGCAAGTAACTCAGAAACAGAATGCTCAGATTGGCAGACTCGGAGCCGCACCAACTCAGTTTGGGGAAACCCCAAGCGCATCATAGGAAACATCATGCCCTACGGAAAAGGTACATACGGATCAAAGGTTGGAAGACCTTCTAAGAAAGCAAAAGCAATGGCACGGAAGAAGATGCCAGTGAAAAAGAAAAAGATGCTGAAGAAGCGGTGAGTGTAACTTATCGCAAGGAAAAATTTGGCGGGTACAATAAACCGAAGCGAACCCCTGGAAAGTCAAAGAAGTTTGCAGTCCTTGCCAAAGAAGGGGACAAAGTACGACTAGTACGTTTTGGAGATCCGAATATGAAGATTCGTAAATCCGAACCTGCCCGACGTAAGTCTTTTCGAGCTAGACACAAATGCGACCAAAAGAAGTCAAAGCT